TCAATCATTCAGAAAAAGAACAAACATTAGTTGCTGGTACTACACGTTATGCATTTCCAACAGATGCAAAGTTAATTGACTTTGAATCATTTAGGATTAAAGAAAATGCTACGTTAGGAAATGACACTAGAAAACTAGCAATAATAACTTATGATGAGTATTTAGAAAAATATGTAGATCAGGAATATGCAACAAGTCAGCAACGTGCATTGCCACGTTTTGTTTTTCATGGACCTGATTTAAAGTATGGTTTAGTAGAACCACCTGATCAGGCATACACATTAGTTTTTGATTACTATGTATTTCAAAGTGATCTATCCGCACATGGTGACACAATGGTAATACCAGATAGGTTTAGACATGTTGTTGTAGATGCAGCTATGTTTTACGCTTTGATGTTTAGAGGTAATACACAGGATGCAGTTCTACTAAAAGAGAGAGCAGATGAAGGTATTAAGGCAATGCGTTCTATGCTTATTAATAGATACCATTACATGAGATCTTATATGATACCTGCAAGTACAGGTGGACGTAGATTAGGATCTGCAAGAACAACAGCAGGATCTAGCTTGGATGCACTATAATGCCTGACGCTTGGGAGACTTTTAGAATAGAGTTTAAGGGTGGGCTTATAACTAATCTTAGCCCACTGCAACAGGCTATCAATGCTCCCGGTTCTGCACGTATACTACGTAACTATGAACCATCTATTGACGGAGGTTACAAACGTATACAGGGATACGAAAAGTTTGACAGTGCTATTATAGCCCCATATGGTAATCCAGTTGTGCATGGTGCATCTCAAACAGGTACTACACTAGTTATAGGGGCTATACATACTACACCTGCTGTTGGTGATACGTTTACTATACAAAATGTTTCTAATACCTATACCATATCAGGAGTGTCTTTTGATGCTACAAAAAATAGAGCAACCTTAACACTAACAGGTGCATTAGATTCAAGTCCTGATAATGGTGCAGTAGTTACATTTGCTACAGTTACTACAGCTAACTATGCGAATGGTATGACATACTTTAATGCTAAAGCTATTGTAGCCATGAATGCTGACTTAGTAGAAACAGCAGGTAGTGGCTATACTAAAATAAATAAACCTAACTATGGCACACCATTAGTTGACGGTGGCAGTCAAACAGGTAGCACATTAGTAGCAGATGCATTTGATTCTTTTCCACAGGCAGGTGATGTATTTACTATTGCAGGTGTAGATGGAACGTATACTATTAAGACTAGTGTTACATCATACACACATTCAGGCACTAAAGAAGTCAATATTACACTTACAGATGGTGATAGTTTAGCAAGTAGTCCAGCAGATGATGCAGCTATAACTTTTATTTCTAGTGATAGAGAAGGTGCAGTCAATACACGCTTTGACGAAGTAGACTTTACAGGAACTACAACACTTGTAATAGTAGATGGAACAAATGCACCTGCATTATATAACGGTACTACATTTACTGTGTTAGATAGTGCACCATCAGATGTGATAGGTGCAAAGGTTGTTGCTACACACAAAAATCACATATTCTACGGTAAAGGTAGAGTGTTAAGTTTTGGTGCACCTCTTACTACTACAGATTTTGAAAGTGGTAATGGTGCTGGTAGTATAGGCTTAGATGCTGATATTGTTGCAATAAAAAGTTTTAGAGATCAGCTTATAGTTTTTACTACCTCATCTATATTTAGATTAAACGGTGATGCACTAGCAACATTTAACTTACAACCTATAACACGTGACATAGGATGTACACAAACTGATAGTGTACAGGAGATAGGTGGTGATGTTGTCTTTATGGCTCCTGATGGTCTAAGACTTCTTAGTGCGACAGAACGTATTGGTGACTTTGGTTTAGCACCTATAACTAAAAAGATACAAGGCACGTTTAATAATTTTGTAAAATTACACACAGACTTTTTTAGTTTGGTTATACGTAACAAGTCACAATATAGGTTGTTTGGATGGAATCAAAACTTTACTAGAGATGGTGCACAAGGAATATTATTTACACAGTTTGCATCACCGGGTGAGGCATCTGTAATTGACTTTGCTGAGACTAGAGGCATACAGGTAACAGCATGTGCTAGTGTTTATTCAGGCACTACAGAGTTTGTTATCTTTTCTGGTAAAGAAGGTTTTTTACATAGAATGGAGAATGATACATCTAGCTTTGATGGTAATAATATAGCTACCACATTTGCTACACCGTTCTATCCAATTAATGATCCAAGACTTAGAAAGACAATATATAAAGCACAATTTTATTTAGACCCTGAAGGTAGAGTTAACTTTGATTTAAACTTAAAATTTGACTTTGATGAAAGTGGATCTGTAGTTATGCCAGCAGTTACTTTTACAAATGCTGCTAGTGGATCTGCTGAGTTCTATGGTATAGGTGTGTATGGCACAGCTACCTTTGGAGCTAAACTACAAAAAGTATTTTCTGCACAGACAATAGGATCAGGAAATACAGTATCTGCACAATTTGAAGCAGACAATAACACAGATGTTCCATATGCACTTGACGCATTAACATTGGAATATGCTACACACGCAAGAAGGTAATTAAAAATGGGAACAGGATATACACGTAACGATACTGCTAACAACATTGCTGATGGCAATATAATAAACGCCTCTGATCTTGATGGTGAGTTTGATGCCATTGTAACTGCCTTTAGTACATCAGGACATACGCATGATGGTACAGCAGCAGAAGGTGGGCCTATAGAAAAGCTAGGTCCAGCACAACAGGTTACTGTGACTGCTACTGCAATACACCCAACAAGTGCTGATGGTGTAGCATTAGGTAGTGCATCTAATGAGTTTAGTGATATATATTTAGCAGATAGCTCAGTTATCTATCTTGGTGCAGATCAAGATGTTACATTAACTCATGTTCATAATACTGGTATAATATTAAATAGTACTAACCAATTACAGTTTGGTGATAGTGGTAGTTATATACATCAATCTGCTGATGGTGTATTAGATTTAGTATCAGATACTGAAATAGAAATAAATGCAACAACTATAGACATTAATGGTAATGCAGATATATCTGGATCATTAACTTTAGGTGGCACACAAATTACAAGTTCTGCTACTGAATTAAATTTAATGGACGGTGATAGCACAGTAGGCACAACAGCAATTGCAGATGGCGATGGTTTAATTATAAATGATGCTGGAACTATGCGTCAAACAACTGTGCAAACATTAGCTGCATATCTTGATGATGAAATAACAGCTATGCCTAACTTAGTAACTACAGGTGCATTAGATTCTGGTAGCATAACTTCTGGCTTTGGTAACATTGACAATGGTGCATCTAATATAACATCAGGTGGTTTGGTAAAGATAGATGTAGATGCTGATGCAGATGATCTTACAGGTGACAGTGCTACAGGTAGACTTACAATAGGTGCAGGTGAGGATCTTAACTTATATCATGGTGGCACAAACTCATACATAGTAAACGATACAGGTGATCTAATAATAGATACAGCAGGTGATGTTGTTCTTGATGCAAATGGTGCAGATGTGTTACTAAAAGACGATGGCACACAGTATGCTGCACTAACTAATAGTTCAGGTAACTTAATTGTTAAATCAGGTACAACAACAGCATTGACATTCTCTGGTGCAGATGTTACAATTGCAGGTGACTTAACCATATCAGGTGATGACCTAACTATGGGTACAAACACTTCTGGTATGTTACTTATAGCAGATGGTACAAACTTTAATCCTACTGCTGTAGGAGATTTAAGTGAAATATCTACTGTAGCTAATGATGATGTATTTTTAGCAATAGACACTTCTGGTGGTGGACTAAAGAAAATTACTAGAAGCACTATAGTATCTGGGTTAGCTGGTTCAGGTGCTATTAGTAACGTAGTAGATGATACTACTCCTCAGTTAGGTGGCGACTTAGATACAAACAGCCACAACATACTAATTGATGATGCACACTTTATTGGTGATGAAAATGGTAATGAACAGATTATATTTCAGACAACCTCTTCAGCAGTCAACCAGTTTGATATTACTAATGCTGCTACAGGTAATGCACCTGAAATATCTGCAACAGGTGATGACACAAACATAAGTCTTAAAATAACACCTAAAGGCACAGGTCAGGTTATAATAGATGGTAATGTAGGTATAGAGTCTGGAGTAATAGATTTAAAGAATGGTGGTTCTGTATCTACCGTTAGATTCTACTGTGAAAGTTCAAATGCTCACTATGCAGAAATTACTGCTCCTGCTCATAGTGCATTTGGGGGAAATGTCACACTTGTGCTACCAACAACAAGTTCTAACTTAGTTGGTGACACAGCCACACAAACACTGACTAATAAGACACTTACAAGTCCAGTGTTAAACACAGGTGTTAGTGGTACTGCTGTGGCTGATGAAGATGATATGTCATCTAACTCTGCAACTAAACTAGCTACACAGCAATCTATTAAAGCATACGTAGATTCACAATCAGCTAATATGCAGTTTGTTTTAGAAGATGGTGATGGTACAGAAGTACAGATAACAAAAGATAGTGAAGTTAAGTTTGTTGAAGGTGGTGGTATTGATATTGATTGGACAGATACTTCAGATGGATCAGATGGTGATCCTTACGACTTAACCTTTACTATCAATGCAGCACAGACAGGTATTACATCATTACTTGCAACAGATATAAAGATAGGTGAGGATGATGAGACTAAGATAGATTTTGAGACAGCAGATGAAATACATTTCTATGCAGCAAATGTTGAGCAGGTTTATTTAGGTGACAATATATTTGGTCCACAGTCTGATAGTGATGTAGATTTAGGTTCTAGTTCTGTAAGATGGAAAGATGCTTATGTAGACTCTATTACGGTAACTGGTGAAGTTGATGGTGCTAGTTTAGACATTAGCGGTGATGCTGATATTGATGGTACTCTTGAAGCTGATGCAATAACTATAGGGTCAACTAGTATAAACTCTATATTTAGCCCTATAGCAGGTGGTTCTGGTATTGTTACAACAGGTGCTCTAGATTCAGGTAGTATAACTTCTGGCTTTGGTGCAATTGATAACGGTGAATCTGGTATTAGAACAAACACAATGACAGTAGAAACATCACTACTGCCTGATGCATCTGGTGGTGCAGATATAGGATCTGCAAGTGCAGAGTTTGGTGATGTATACATCGCTGATGACAAACAGATTAAGTTTGGTAGTGATCAAGATGTTACAATGGAGTATGATGAAGATGGCACAGATACTCTGTTAGTTACTGGTAACGTAACACTTAGTGGTGATGTAACAGTTGCAGACGGTACAAATAATTTTGATGTTGCATCACATGATGGTACTAACGGACTTAAACTAGGTGGTACTTTAGTAACTTCAAATGCAACAGAACTTAATAAACTTGATGGTATTTCAACTACCTCAACAGAACTGGGTTATGTAAACGGAGTTACATCTGCAATTCAAACTCAACTTGATGCGAAAGCATCTACAGGTAAAGCTATCGCTATGGCGATGGTATTTGGTTAATTAGGAGATAAACAATGGCAAATCCAAATATAGTAGCTGTTAGTTCTATTTATGCAAACACAGTGTTTGATGCAGACGTTGCAGCCTCTGCTGTTTCGTTGCTAACTTGTGGCTCTAACAAAGTACAAAAGATTAACTCGCTTGTTATAGCAAATATAGATGGAACTAATGCTGCTTCTATTGATGTGTGGATAACACGTAGTTCTGCTGATTACTATCTAGCAAAAACAATATCAGTTCCTGCTGATGCAACGCTAGTTGTAATTGATAAGAATATGGGTCTATACTTAATGGAAAATGATGTACTAAAAATACAAGCATCTGCTGCTGGAGATCTAAGTGCAGTATGTTCATACGAAGAAATCGATGACGCTTAATAAGGATTCATAATGGTTCGTAGAGGAAGTTTTATAGGAGGTCAGGACAATCTCAGTGTACCTGATGCACCAACAATAGGTGACGCTACTGCTGGTAATGCTGAAGTATCCGTAGCATTTACTGCACCGACTGACGTTGGTGATGATCCTATTACCGCATATGCAGCAAGAGTAACAGATGGAACAAACATATTTAACGGCACTGCATCATCTTCTCCTGTTACTGTAACTGGACTCACAAACGGCACTAGCTACACAGCACAGGTATGGGCAATAAATGATTATGGTAATGGCCCATTGTCTGCTGCTACTTCTAGTTTTAGTCCTTCTGCTCCAAGAGGAATATGGTCAGGCGGGGAGGCAGGAAGTAAACTCAACGTAATTGATTATGTTTCTATAGCGAGTACAGGAACTGCTACAGATTTTGGTGATCAAACTAGGGCATCTACACAAGGTGCATCTGTTTCATCTAGCACAAGAGGAGTTATGTATATTGGTGGTAGCACAGCAATCGGCAGAACTTCTGAGATAGATAAAATTACAATAGCATCAACTGGCAATGCAACAGATTTTGGTGATATTTCCAATAATAGAAGTACTCTTGGAGGAGCGTCAAATGATACTAGAGGTCTTTTTATGGGTGGAACTGATGGTCAACACGATGATACAGTTGATTATGTCACCATAGCGTCTGATGGCAACGCTTCTAATTTTGGTGATTTAACGGTATCTAGAGCAGGACCAGCAAACGGTACTTCTTCTTCTGCGACTAGAGCAATAGCAGCAGGAGGCTCTGGAGACTCTACAGTTAATACAATAGATTACAGAGCTATTGCCTCAATTGGAAATTTTATTGATTTTGGAGATTTAACAACAACTATGGTTTATGGAGCAGCAGCTTCTTCATCAACAAGAGTAACTTTTGCAAGTGGCGAAGCCGCTGGTGGTACACAATTAAATTCTATAGATTTTATTATTACAGCTTCAACTGGAAATGCTTCAGACTTTGGAGATATAGCTTCTTCTGCTGGAATGGGTAAAACAGGTCTTTCTTCAAAAACAATAGGGCTTTTTGGTGGTGGAGATGGGCCAATAAATAGTATAGATGCAATTACTATAGCTTCTGCTGCAAACGCAACTGATTTTGGGGATCTTACAGTAGCAAGGAGATTTTGTAATGGTGGTGTTTCAAGCGCACATGGAGGATTATCGTAATGGCTCCTTCTTACTCAGGCGTTTGGAAACTACAGACAAAGTATCAGTATAGTTCTGCTTTTCCTATTGATACCACTTTACTATTAGCAGCAGGAAAAGCATTGTTTTTTGGTGGTATTGAGGGAGGATCAATATATGACGATATTGATAAAATTAATCTAGCCAGTATTGGCAATGCTACAGATTTTGGAAATTTAACTGAGGCTGCTTATACAGGTTCAGCTTCTGCCTCTTCTGTAAAAGCAGTTATGCACCTTGGTTATGATTCAGGGAGTAACAGATTAGATACCATAAATACAGTAAATATAGATAGCACTGGTAATGCTACAGATTTTGGTAATTTATCTAATGCAAGAAATGATACTGCTGCTGGAGGAAGTAATACAATAATGGTGATCTCAGGAGGTGAAAGTTAAATGGCTGTTAATACAATAGACCGACTTGTAATTGCCTCTAATGGAAACACTACTGACTTTGGTGATTTAACACTTAGTATTTACGAACATGCAGGAGCAGGAGCAGGAACAAAAACTTTTTTTGCAGGAGGCAACTCTTTAACTAATGTAATACAAACGGTAGTAACTGCTTCTAATGGTAATGCAACTGACTTTGGTGATTTAACTGCTACTAGAAGACGATTATCTATGGCAGGGAAAAGTACAAGATTACTTGTATTAGGTGGTAGAAGTTCTAGCGCACAAGTTAATATTATAGAATACATCGAAACTGCTTCAACAAGTAATTCTATAGACTTTGGTGATTTACACGCAGCAGTAAGCCAACTTTCTGCTACTAGTAGTAGTGTTAAAGTTGTTACAGGAGGCGGTATAGGGCCAAGTAATTATAAACAAATGAATCAGTCAATCATTGCTTCTCTTGGTAATTCTACTGATTTTGGTGATTTGCAACGTGTTAAACAATTAACATCTGCTGCTTCCAATCAACACGGAGGTATATCGTAATGACTGAGCGATATTTAGGCTCCATTATAACTGCAAGTCCAACTGAACCATCAGAGGGTCTTGAAAACAGTTTAGCATCTGGTGTGTGGCATATACATGATCCACTTATATTTGGTCAGGCAGGTGATTGGCCTACTGCTGGAAGATTTGCTCCTATGGCTTTATTTTTTGCAGGAGAAGCTAATTCGGGCATGGTTAATACTATAGATAAAATTAATATTTCAAGTGATGGTAATGCTTCAGACTTTGGAGATCTGCTTGCAGCAGGACAAAATGTATCAGGTTGTTGTAATGGAAGTAGAGCTATTATGATGGCAGGTAAATCTTCATCATCAAATGATACAAATGTAATACAGTATGTAGAGCTTCCTTCTAATGGAAACACTCAAGATTTTGGTGATCTTAATCAGAGTACACAAGAAGGATCTGGACAACTTCAAAATTCAACTAGATCACTTCATGCAGGGGGTCAAACTGCTAGTAGTTTTACTAATGTTATTGATAAATTTAATATGGCATCCACAGGTAACGCCACAGACTTTGGCGATGATACGCTTACGAGATTTAAGCATGATTCAGCTTCTAACTCTACAAAAGGTTTAATTGCAGGAGGAGCTAATACTAGTGGAACAGCACAAAATGTTATTTCTTCTGTTGTAATTGCTAGTGATGGAAACGCACAGGATTTTGGAGATTTAGTTGCAACAGTAGAAACTAACGGTGCGTTAGCAAATGCTACGAGATTTCTTTCATTTGGAGGCAGTGCATCAAACGATACTATATGTTTTGTGACCATATCTTCGGCTGGTAACGCTAGTGATTTTGGAGATATGACAACAGGAAAAGGTCAAGTTTGTGGAACAGCAGGAGCTACTAGAGGTATTATCGCAAGTGGTTACAAAAGCCCACCCGGAAATTTAGACGTAATAGAAAAATTAAATATTGCGTCAACTGGTAATTCTACTGATTTTGGAGACTTGTCTGTGGCAAGAACTAGAGCAGGAGCATTGTCTAGTGATAACGGTGGACTACAATCTTAAACAACATAAATAAATAACAAAGGAGAAATAAATATATGACAAAACAAACTACAGAAATAGCAG